AATAAGTTTCCAGTCTATAAATGTGAGAGATGTGAGACTCCTTACATTAGAGGTAAAAGAAATATCAATGATCACAAAACACAGATGAGAAGCGTTTCTTAGTGAGTCTGTACCAAAGTGGTAAAGATGCTAATCTCTACGGTAAGAGTAAAAGGAAGATAAAAAAGACGAGACAAGGTTCTGGTCGAGGAACTAAAAATAAATATAGAAAATATAGAGGTCAAGGAGGTAGAAAAAGATAATGATGTATGGTGGGAAATATATAGTTTTATGGAAAGAAGCTAAGAAAGATAAATCTGATGCTTTAATGAGGTCTTTCGATACTACGATAGAATCCAAATCATACATTCAAGGGTTTGTAGATGCTATTGTTTCTTTTACTAAAGATGCAGATGAGGATAAATTATTAAAGGAATTTAAGGTAGAGGAGATGAAATGAAAGGAACAAAGAGAGGCTTTAAAAGAAAAGACTTGATTAATAGGGTAAAAATGTTGGAGTATGCCCTTGCAAATTATGTGGAAAGACAGAAAAATTCTGAATTAGTTATTGATCTTTATATAGAAATGAAGAAAGATGAAAAGAAATTTAAAAAGTTTATAGAAAAGAAAAGAGTAGATGCCGAACATAAATAGTCAACCTGTTTCAGATGCTGAAAAAGCATTATTGTTAGCTAGTAAAGATTTAATATCTTTTGGTAAACTATTTCTTCCTGAAGACTTTCTTCGTAGTGAAACTCCTTTTTTCCATTATGAGATAGCAGATGATATCGATAATAAAGAGGTTAAGCAGACAGCTATCATTATTCCAAGAGGTCACGGGAAGACTGTATTGACTAAAGCTTCTATATTAAAAGATTTTCTATTTTGTAAAGGTGGCGATGACTTTTTATTCTACGCATGGGTATCAGCTACACAAAAGCTTTCAGTAGGAAATATGGATTATATAAAACATCACCTTGAATATAATGAAAGAATAAAGTATTATTTCGGAGTCACTAGAGGGAAAAAGTGGACAGAAGAAGATATAGAACTCCAGAATGGTTGTAAACTTATAAGTAAATCTAATGTTGCTGGTATTCGTGGTGGAGCGAAACTTCACAAGAGATATGATTTGATAGTATTAGATGATTTTGAGCATGAAGCAAATACGATTACGAGAGAAGCAAGAGATAAGAATGCAAATCTTGTCACTGCTGTTGTTTATCCCGCTCTTGAGCCTCATACTGGTAGGCTCCGTGTTAATGGCACTCCCGTACATTATGATTCCTTTATTAATAATTTGCTTACTCAGCATGCAAAAGCTACTAAAGATGGGAAAGACTTTGCTTGGAAGGTAATTACATATAAAGCATTGCAACCAGATGGAACACCTCTTTGGGCATCTTTCTTTCCCAGTGCAAAAATAAAGGAGAAGAAAAAGTTTTATGCTGACTCAGGTCAGCCTCAGAAATTCTATCAAGAATATATGATGGAAGTGATGAGTGAAGAAGACGCTGTATGGACAAGAAAACATATAAGATATTGGGAAGGTTATTATAAAAATGAAGATGATGTTAATTACATAGTTATTGATGATGGTTTGGATACAAGAGAAGTTCCAGTTAATATCTTCATCGGTTGTGATCCTGCGACAGACATTGACACAAAACACGCAGACTTTAGTGTTATCATGGTTGTTGCTATTGATGTTAATAATAACTGTTACGTACTTGAATACGAGAGGCATAGGTCTATTCCGACTATTGGATCGAAGGACCCTAGCACCGGGAATATATTGGGACGTAGTGGAGTCGTTGATTATATTATTTCTCTCCACGGTAAATATAATTGTGTTTCTGCAACTGTTGAAGACGTTGCTATGAATAGAAGTATATTCCAGGCTTTAAATGACGAAAGACGTAGGTTAAATAGGTTTGATATATCAGTTATTCCTGAGAAACCTGGAGGTCAAAACAAGAGAAATCGTATATATTCAGGTCTTTCGGGTCGTTTTAGTATGGGAACCGTATATTTACGAACAAATATGTTTGATTTGATTAACGAAATCATTACATTCGGACCAAAAATGTCCCACGATGACACCATTGAGTCACTTTATTATTCAACCGTACACGCTTTTCCTCCTAATATGAAACAAAAAGAAGGAAAACGAAAATGGTTCAAACCAAAGCGTAAAGCTAAAAGCTGGGTAGTAGCATAATGCCTGAAGGAAACAATATTCCAAAAACATCTCCATCTTTTTCTGGAGCGTCTTCTGTCTCGAGTCCTAGTTTAGTAATGAGAGCATTGGCTCAGAGTAGAGCTTTAGATGGTGGTTTTCAAAAATCAAGTACAATGTGGAATCAGGTTACTAGAAATAGATATCCATCAGGTAAGATGAAAGTCATAGGTTCATCTTCTTCAAGAAAGAAAGATATTGGATTACAAGAAGATATGGATTATATGCAAAGTATTTATGATTTATTAGGTATGCAATTTTCAGGTGGTTGGGGAAAAGGTGGATTGAATGTATCAGCAAGTTCTCCTTTTACTAAAGGTAGTTTTGGATTCTCTGCTGGTAAAGCAATGATAAGTGGTGATTATGAAAAAGTAAGGTCAGGTGAAGGATTGCGTAATTATGATTGGAATATTGGGATTGATATCCCTATAGATTTTTTTAAAAGGAAAAGAAGATAGTATATGTCGCCACCAAATTATGATGCTATGAGGCAGTTTATTCAAGTTCCAGGACTTGAAGGTCAATCTAAGAATGTTGGATATATTCCTATGGATAGACAAAAAAATGTAATAGGAAATAGTGGAGTTACGATAGGAGTTGGTTTTGATCTGGGTCAGCATAATAAACAACAATTAGTTGATATGGGGTTTAGTAATAAAATGATAAAAACATTATCGCCATATCTTGGGAAAAAAGGTAATGAAGCTAAATCTTTTTTAGAAAACAACGAACTTGTTTTAAGTTCTCAGCCAGGAAGTAATCAAGATTATCTGGAAACGATTACGAAGCCGACAAAATATTATTCTGATATATTAGCTTCAAAATATGATAAAGCTACAGGTGTTCCTGGAGATTTTTCGAGGCTTGAGGCTCCTATGCAAGGAGCTATATATAGTGTTTTTTATCAACTGGGAATGAGTAATCCATCTAAAAGCGCTCCTAAGTTTTGGAAGCATGCTACTGGTAAGAATTGGAAAGGTTTATTAAATGAATTAGAAACAGGAGCTTGGGGAAATAAGAAAATAGGAGAAGAACCAGGTCAACAGAGAAATAGACTTAGATGGCTTTATGATAGAAGGAAACTTGAAGCGAAGAAGTTAAGAGAGTCTGGGTCTATTGTTGCTCAATCGGTTTTTGATCAGGAGGGACCAGACTTTGGATATTTTACATAGGAGGAATTTATAAGTAATGGCTAGAATGACTAATAAGAAAAAAGCAGAATCAGTTAGAAGTTTGTGGCAAAAAGCCGCGTCTAATGAGAGACAAAAATGGAGAAGTATTAATCAAAGGGGATATGATTTTTATCTTAATGACCAGTTGACAGCTCAAGAGAGAGATGATTTACAAGAAGCTGGTATGCCTGATTTTGTTATTAATAGAATAACACCTGCTATCGAAATGATGAAGTTCTTTGTAACTGCAAATAATCCAAGATGGCAAGCTGTAGGAGCTGAAGGTTCTGATGTTGATATAGCGGCTATTCATTCTGATATAGCTTCTTATTGTTGGTATGTATCAAATGGTAGGTCATTATTTTCACAAGTAGTTCAAGATTCTTTTACTAAGGGTATTGGATATATGATGGTTGATGTTGACCCTGATCAAGATAGAGGTATGGGTGAAGTTGTTTTTAAATCCGTTGATCCTTTTGATGTGTATGTTGATCCTATGAGTCGAGATTTTCTTTTTAGAGATGCATCTTATATTGTAGTAAAAAAGGACTTACCTAAAAATCATTTAATGAATTTACTCCCAGATCATAAATCTAAGATAAAGAAATCTTCTGGCTCAGTTAATCAATTTGGATCATCTAGTTTAAGAGATGTTACATCATCTGATAGTGTTCAATTTGAAGATATTGGTTCTAGAGCTTATTTGCCTGATGGTAAAGAAGATGATATTATAGATTTTTATGAGATGTATGCTAAAGAGAAGTTGCCTTTTTATAATGTATTTATGAGAGTTCCTCCAAGCCCTCAAGAGATGGAGCGTATTAATGGGATGGTGGAAGAAAGAATGGATTCTATTGTTAAAGAGTTAACTGTTGCAGCTGAAGAAAAAGAAATTGCAATTAGAATGTCATTGGAGAATGGTGAGATTATTGAATCAAGAGCAATGCTTGAGTTAGAGAAGATTCAGAAAGAAACTCAACAAGCTATAGAATCTCAACAAGCTGCTATTCAAGCTCAGGTTACTGAAGAAGTATCTAAAGTTGAGAATAAAGTTGTTAGTGAAGATGAATATAAATTATTAATTAATAATAAAGAATTCTCAGGGGCTGTTGTTGATTCGGTAAAATTTCATGATACAAGAGTAAAGGTTACGTGCGTTGCGGGTGATACTTTATTATATGAATATTATTTGCCTAATTCTGATTATCCAATAGTTCCATTTCCTTACACATATACAGGAACTCCATACGCTATGAGTGCTGTAACTCCTCTTGTTGGTAAACAGCAAGAAATAAATAAGTCTCATCAGATAATGCTTCATAATGCTAATTTAAGTTCTAATCTAAGATGGCTTTATGAGGAAGGTTCAGTCCCTGAAGATGAATGGGAAAAGTATTCTTCATCACCAGGTGCATTATTGAAGTATAGACAAGGATTTGCTACTCCAACTCCAGTTCAACCATTACCTCTTAATCAAGCTTTCTTTAGTATCACTCAACAAGGAAAACAAGATATAGAATATATATCAGGAATACCTGGGACATTACAAGGAGTGGAAACTGAAAAGCATGAAACATATAGAGGAATGTTAGCTTTAGATGAATATGGAACTAGAAGAATTAAGGCTTGGGGCCAAACTATAATGGAACCTGCATTAGAACATTTAGGTAAAGTTTTTATGGAAACGGCTCAGAATACATATACAGCTCATAAAGTATTTAGGATAATTCAACCTGAAGCAGGAGGACATGAAGAAAAGAATGTTGAAATAAACGTTCCTGTATATAATGATTTTGGTGACGTTATGAGTAGATGGAATGATTATGCATCTACTAAATTTGATGTAAGATATGTTGGAGGTTCTACGCAACCTGTTAATAGATGGGCTTTGCTTGAAGAATATTTTAGATGGTTCCAGTCAGGTCTTATTGATGATATAGCAATGATAGCTGAAACTGATATAAGAAATAAAGATCAGATTATACGAAGAAAGAGTGTATATGCTCAGCTAAAACAACAATTAGAAGAACTTACTGAAGAATTGAAAGATCGTGATGGTACTATTGAAACATTATCAAGACAAGTTATTCAATCTGGCATTAGAGATAAAGTTAATACAGCTGGTAATGAAGTCAAAAAAGATGTACTTGAGACTGAAGCTCAACAAAAGTACCTAAGAAGTTTGATGAATGATCAAAATAAAAAAATAACAGAAAAACAAGTTGAAAAGGATAGATAAAAGCAGTTAAATTAATGGAGGTACATTATGGCACTGCAACAAGAGCAAAACGACAACCTGTTAGAGGATAACAGCCTCGGGACTCAAGACATGTCTTCAGCTGACTTTTTTAGTGAGCTAGATAGGCAAGTTAATGGTGCCGTACAAGAAAGTGACGGGGAGCCCGTCCGTCACGACAGCGTAACGGCTAAAAATAGCCCTCGCGAAGAATCAGTCGATAAACAAGGGCACGATTACGAAAAAAGGTATAAGGATTCAAGTAGAGAGGCCGGAAAGCTGAAAGGCAGACTGGACGAGCTTGAGCCTTATGCGCCTATCTTAGATGATATGAGAGAAGACCCTAATTTAATAAACCATATTAAGGGATATTATGAGGGTGGAGGTACAACACCAGGAAATCTCAAGGAAAGACTAGGACTAGATGAAGACTTCGTCTTTGATTATGACGAAGCTATGGATAATCCCGATTCTGATTCGGGGAAGTTATTGGGCTCCACCATTGATGGTGTAGTTCAAAAACGACTCGGTCAGTTTGCTAAACAATCAAAAGAAGAAAGTCAAAGGCTTACAGCTGAGCAAGACTTTCGTAGTAGACACGAACTAAGTGATGATCAGTTTCAACAAGTTGTGCAATATGCACAATCGAGACCTCTAACTTATGATGATGTTTATTTTTTGATGAATCGAGGCAAGAAGGATGATAAAATAGCTCAGAATACAAAAGGCGAAATGATGGATCAAATGAAGAAAGTTCGTGAAAGACCTTCTTCGGTAGCTTCAACAGGGTCTAGTGGTAGTTCTTCTCCTGGGTCGAATGATGATCGAGTGTTTGACTCCCTCATTGATATAGATAAGGAATTGGAACAGGCTTTTAGTTTATCATAATTAAAAGCTTTAATTGTTAACTTAAAGGTAAATAAATGTCTGATATTTTTACACTTGGAACATATTCTGATGTTGCAACTTGGTCTGATGGTACATCTAAAGATACTGGTGATCTGAGACGGAAGTATAATTTTGGAGACCGTGTCTCTGAATTAGCTATCTCACAGGACCCTTTCTTTAGATTCGTATCTAAAATTGCTAAGAAGCCAACTGACGATCCTGAATTCAAGTTTTCTGAAAGACGACCTTCTTACCATAAACGATATGCTTATGTTTCCGGGTGGATAGATAATAGTAACGTAGATAATCTTGGCGGATCAGGCGGCGACGCTGACTTAGTTATGCACAATGATGGCGGTACTCCCGCTGCTGCATCAACTGGGGATACTTTCAAGGTTTATATGTCAACTGACTATGAATCTGCTGGAAATATGCAAAACGTACAAGGGCAATCAACAGGTAAAATTGACGTTGGAGCCTCAGGTACAAGACCTTCATTCTTCTTACCAGATCAGGTAGTTAGAATTCCTTTGTCAAGTACTGATGGTGGTGGTGCTGCAAGCGCTGCTGCTGGAGGATACATCCTTGGTCGAATTAAATCTGTTACAGATTCTCTTACTAAAGATAGTAGAGAATGTGTATTGTTAACTTGTGAGCTTGTTAAAGCCGCTGCGAGTGGTTATATCTACTTAGCTGGCTGGAATAGCGATGACGTTGGTTACGGTAAAGCCACCAATGACGCAGCTGTTCACGATCAAAGTATCTCTGATACATTGGAACTATTTAGAACTTATGTTGTAGGTAGTGCTCATGGACAAGGTACTGGATACCCTGAAACATGGAAAGATCAAC